TCCTTGGAGTGCCGACCTTGGTTGGCAAGGTTTGCCTTCCACAGCCTCCGATGTATGGTGTAGTACAACAATCGCAGCATTAGTCGCTCTAGCAAGATACTTCAACTCCTTCATAATCGCTCGCATTGAAGCGAACTCTTCGCCACCATCAGTGGCTACATCCATTAGGTTATCTACGAAGATAGCAACAGGTGGGCATCCCCATAGTTCTTCAAAGGCTTGCACTTCTTCATCAATGTCAACAAGACTTGGGCTTGACTCGAACGACCATACGATATGGCTGCCCTTAGCAAGGGTTGCCTTCGTCCAACCTAAATCATTCTGTAATAGATACTCAACATCAGTCTGATTCTTACCGCTAATCATTGACGCTAGGCGCATAGCCATAGTATGTGCGTTGGTATCTGCTGAGATGTAGAGCGTAGGAACTTTCATCTTAAGTGCTAATGCCAGAGCAAGTGTTGACTTACCTACACCTGGAGTTCCTGCCATCATAGAGACTTCTGCTCTACGAAAGATAATCTTATTTGATTCAAATGCTTTGAACACAGCGGGCAATGGTTCACCGCCGATGTCAGTTCTACCGACTGACCTTACTAAAGTTTTCATTCTGCTCCTGTCTTAAGGTGAAACCACCCACTACCTTCCCCGAATAGTGAGTGGTTCCATTGTCCCCGATAAGTAGATTAGTTAACGGGTTTGCACTGGTCCGCACCCTGTGGTTGAGGGCAAGACCAGAACGCGTATGGTTGTCCAGTTTTCTTACTTACGCCACTTCGGAATACTCGCGGTCCGTGAATACAGGTAGGGGACTGAGCCTTTGCCTGGTCTGGAACGGAGAAGACTTTGGGCGTTGTGGCGGGAGTTGAAGAAGGTGTCTCCAAAGGGGCTGTGTTATACGCAGCACCTAGCATCCTTCCTGTTGCAGCAATCTGCGTTGAGTAATCAGAGATTCCCTCAAGCAAGACGCTTAATTCGTCAGCAGTATTGGCACGGATATTAATCATATCTCCTGCGCCAGTCTTGTAGGAAACTTGTAGTTTCCAATCGTCGTTAGTCATTGTTTCTCTTTCGTAAATTGGCAGTGTTCTGTGAGTCCACAGTAACTGCAACTGGATAGGTTGGGGAGAAATATACCAGCCTTGCGAGCCTTATCGAAGCCCGACACAAGGTACTCGAGCATATCGAGGGTATATCTACTCAGGTCAATCATCTCTCCTGTCCCAGAATCTCTGGACATCCAGTAGTTTCCTTGATTGACGGTAACGCCAAGCATCATCTCTAGCCCGACTTTATAGAAGCCAAGTTGTAAGTCAGATGTTGGTCGTCTTGCTGATGTCTTAAGGTCAACGATAACCAACTCGCCATTAACCTCAAAGACACGGTCAATCACCATCTTCACGGGCACGTCCGCAATGATGGGATTGAGTTCTAGTTCGATGGCTTTAGCACCTTGAGGTGTGCGCCATAGTTTCCAATCGGTGTTGGCTTTGCGCCAAGCGATGTAGTTGTTGACCCACTGTGGACCCATCTCGTTCCACCAAGCAGCATCTTCCTTATTAGGATTTAACTTGGTTGCTCTGCCCGCAACGCGGGCTTTAGTCAGGTCTAAGTCTCTTGTCTCTTTAGCCCAAGCAGTTGTCCAAAAATCATTAGTCATTGGCTAGGTCCCACTCTTCAGTCGCTGCGTGGAATGCTCGTCCACCTGCAGACCAAATGCTTGGCTCTTCAGGTACTTGGAGTAGTCGACCTAGGTAATACTGATAGCCACAGGTCAGGTAAGTTGTGAATGCTGAGTAAGATATATGGGCTGGTAATTCGTAGCCCTGCAGTTGAATCATATGTTGCTCCTGTCGATTAGATGCACAGCCCCTTTATGGAGGACAGGAGAGTACTCGACATATCGGGGCTATGCAATATTCAGTTGTAACTTACAAGAGATATAATATATATTATATTATATATATAAGGGGCTTCGCCCCTATATATTATATATGATATATTATATATTAATTATAGTCAAGGTTTTTGAAAGGTGTCAAATTGACAGAGACTCGGCGTGTCGAGTTCCCCAACTGGTTCGCATCCACTCCAGCCCAAGAGAACTTTGAGAAACTTCTTCACCCATTCAAGGGTCATACTGACCTACAGTTCCTGCAACTTGGAGCCTTCACTGGCGATGCCAGCGTATGGTTACTAGATAACATTCTCACTGACCCATCCAATCACCTGACCGATGTTGATACCTGGCAGGGTTCAGACGAAGAAGAACACCACAAGATGAACTTCTCTGACGTTGAGTCAGCCTACGATTACAAGACTCGCGGATATAAGAACCTGACCAAGTTCAAGGGCAGTAGCATTGAATGGCTCAAGGCAGCACCGCTTGACTACTATGATTTTATTTATATTGATGCAGACCATACAGCCGTAGGCGTACTGCTTGATGCTGAGTTATCTTGGTTATGTCTTAAGCCAGGAGGAGTAATTGCTTTTGATGATTACGAGTGGAGTGATGGCAAGGGTGATGCCTACCGTCCTATGCCAGGAATCAACACATTCGTAGACAGACACAAGAACGAACTGACTATTATCCATAAAGACTGGCAACTCTGGGTTGTGAAGGCATAAAAAAAGAACCCCCTATCCCAAGGGATTACCTTAGGTAGGGGGTCTTGTGGTCTTAAATCGCCTTATACGGCGTTTAACGGGCTACTCTGCGCCTTTGCCAAACTCTTTAGCAGATGGGTCGAGCCACTTAAGTACTGGTCCGAGGAACCCTGCGAGGGCTGCTGCTCCGAGAGTCTTAACGTCGGTCTCGCCTGCGAGGTAGAGTGCGATTGCAGCAGAGGCTGCAGCACGGAACCAGGTCAGCGATACTTGCTTTAGTGTTTCCATTTAGATTGCCTTTCGTTTCGTATTGTGAACCTTGCAGCAGGTACAAATTGGTGTCAAATTTGATACCAAATTAGGTGCCAAATTGACACCTTTTGCTACCTTCTTCTTTGGCTGTGGCTGTAGGGCAGCCTTCACCTGATTCACAATCTTAGGTTGATTCATCCACCAGAACCAAGGGCTAGTGTCATTAGCCATATCAGGGTCGATAGAAATATGAAGATGTTTAGTGTGAGGATTGCTACCACTGTAAGGACGATTGCCGCGCTTTGCATACTGGCGCGACCAAATTTTCTTATTGAAGATAAGGTAGGAAACCCGCTTATCCTCTTTAAGTTTCTCGAATATCTGGGCACAGTCAACCCCATTCTCGGGGTCGTGTGTCAAGTCAACAGCAAGACCCGTGTTGTGGTCCGAATTCGGACTCTGTTTTTGATGAGCCACAGAGGGCAATAATCCGTCTGACAGTTTCTTTCGCTTCGGAAACAATGCTGTCGCCTGGCGTAGAACAGCAATAGCAGCAGGCGTGGCTTTCTTGGTTACAGGTTTCATTCATTTCCTCAAGGCTTCCTTAACTAGTTCAGTTAACAATTCAACTTTTTCCTCAAGCCCATTAACTTTATCCTTAAGACTGGACCCGCCATTGGGTTTAAGTTCATAAAGGTAATGCTTGACAAGCCAACGCACTAAGGATGCGAAGCCAGTGATTAATGTAAGGATTGCTACGGCAAGGGCTGCCCAGTCTGCAGGAGTCATCTATACGGTCCTTATGGTAATTTCTACTACACCGCCATAACCTGAGAAGCCTCGGTCTGGTGGTGTAAGACGAGTGAAGTTGATTTGCTCGATAACTGCCTGACGTGATTCGCCAGTAGTTAGGTCTTGCCAGGTGACAACGTCACCATTCTCTTCGATTGTTTCGAGCGCAGACAATCGGTCGAATGCCCTACCTTCATACCCGACTAGGACGTTGTATCTATCAGTCTCTACGTCGAAGCAGTAGACAGGGAATCTTATGACTCGCTGACGAGGTGTAGCGATTGTGGCTTTGATTTGGTAGCCCTGGAATGTTGGACCCTTGGTTACATCAGTTGCATCACGATACATAATGAACTTGTATGCCAAATATTCTTGGGCATTAAATGGCTGGGTAGTAGTTACCTCGACAGGAGAAACAGTTCTGTCGTAAGAAATAATATCGTACTCAGTGCCATCGGCATCAACGGTTTCAAGAGTCATTGACCCGTAATAGAAATCACCGCGCCCTATCAGACGCTTGAAGTTCTTAGGCTCCAATGTGTTATAGCGAATGTAACCCGTAGTCAGGTATCCGCTAACAGCCTTCTCTGTTGCACTCTCTAGGTAGGTTGCACCAGGCACGTTAGCCAATGCGGTAGAAGATGTGACCGCAGTAGAGGCTACGTTGGTGGCTGCCTTGGTATAAGAGAACGTTGTGGTTGTAGCAGCAGTGATTGTGTAGGCAGATGTCGTTGAGTTGAATGTTGTATCGACACCTTGGACCCATACAGAGTCGCCAATCTCAAGACCGTGAGCAGATGCTGTAGTTAAGGTTGCAACGTTGCTAGTTAGTTGCTTATTAGTAATTGTTCCGCCAACGCTGTTGGCAGTTGATGAGAAAAATAGTTGGTCGGTTCCATTACCAAAAGCACAAGAAGTTGTTAGGTGACCCAATGAATTGCCATAATAAATATCGGTTGCGTAAGCAAAGTTCAATGGCTCTAATTGTTGGTCAAGGTCAATACGAGTAAGACCAGGATATCCATCCACCCCAGTCGTTGCCCATACATAATGGTCGCGTGAGCAGAAGTCATAGACTGGCTGGTCAGTTTCTACAATCAGTGGACCGTAGTTAATAGAACCATCCACGTCTGAGACCGTTGCTACACGGATGCCCTTGTTGGTACCGATAATCATATAGCCGTAGTAATAATGAATCTTATGGACAATCTCGCCCGTTGGAAACTCTGCTGCCACCACAGCCTGCTGCAATGTAGGCATTAGACCTGCTGTTGACAGAGTAAATTTAATGATTGTAGATTGAATACCGTTGTACCCAGCCACATAGATAGCAGCACCTGATGCTGCGATAGATGTGTAGATATGAGATGTAGATGGATGGGTGTAAACAGCAGTAGGGAATGAACTCGCATTGGACGCAAATTCATAGACTGCGTTGTTGACGCACATAACGATACGCTCTTTAACAAAGTCTATCACCGCATTAGATACAACTATGCTTGGTGATGCGAAGAGAGAAACTTCTGCTGTAGATGAGTTACCTGTTAAAGGTTTCTTGTAAACGGTAGCCTTGCCGCCTCCGCTAGCATCGTTAGTAATCCAATAGGCAGTAGTACCATCGTCACATATATCGTAAACAGGAAAATCAGTAGTAGCATTATAATCAATAAATTGCGTAAGATTGCCCGCAACATCGATTTTATCGACATCATATTCATCCCTTAATAGCACACCCTCAGTGTTATTCCACTTGATAGAGCGTAGTCTCTGGTTCGCACGACCACTAGTTGTTAACGCGCCAGTTGTAACGTGAGACGAACTTACTGAGTTAAGTAGAGTTACCTGTCCCTGAGTCCAGACATCTACGTTGCGGCTCTCGGCAAAGCGATAAGCACCCTCATTGGATACTAAAGCAGGGTCAAAAAACTTAATCCCCGCTCCGTTATGGAACGAGGATTGACTTCTAATCCACCAGCCTGTGAGGCTCTGCTCGCCAGGCTCGGTCTGATTATCGAATTGTTCTTTACGGAAAGGAGCAGTCTGTCTTATGTAGGGACGGCTATCGCTGATTGCATAGATAAATGGTTGTCCACCAATGGCAACGTCATAGGCAATATCAGTATTGACCCAGACGGAGGTATCAGTTAGTACACCAACATCGACAGCAATCGCACGAGAGGCACGACCTTCGGTAATATCACGACCAGCCACTTATTCTCCTAGCCTTCTTGTTGTTCCTTAAGTTTGTCTTTCAAATGTTGATGCGCCCAATAGAGTGCGTAGTAGTCATAGTCAAGCGAGAATCTCTTGATGTGTTTGACTATTGCCCCAGTATGAGCGTGAAGCGGGACACCCGCAGTCTTCATACGTCGGAAGAAGATAATGTCTTCTCCAATAAAGTGTTCGTCGTCCCCGTCACCTGTCTCCATAAACATACCCTTACCAGGGTTAGCCTCACGGAGTTTAGGAATGATTGACTTGTGCATTAAGACAAAACCAAATCCTGCATTATCAATCTTGATAACTTCGTTGTCAGGTAGCGGATGGATGTATTGAATCTGATACTCAGATACATCATTGAACAAGACTGGAAATGGTTTCATCAGGCTACCCTCATTCTCCTTAGAGATGAAGTAGACACCTGATACGACAGGCTTGCCTATCTTGTCTGCTGTCTTCCACAGTTTAGCCATAGCATCTAGGCTAAGGACTATGTCTGAATCTACCCACAGTAACCAGTCAGTCTTAATCTTATCTGCCCAATGGTCAAAGAGTACTTGGCGTTGTCTGCCAATCTGATTACCTTGGACTCGGATACTGGTGTGAATGGGCATACCGTTGGCTGGACCAGCAAGTACTGCTGTCATCAACCCTTCGGTAAACTTACCGTCAGTTGTGCCATTGTCACACCAGCCGATTGCTACAGTTTCATTCTTTTGTATCATCTGTCCCCTACCTATATTCTTTCTTTGTCCAGAACATTGACTTGTATCTGTCAAAAAATTTACTTCTTAGTTTATTGCTTACACTTTTAATCTGCTGTAAATCTTTTTCACTGCCAATTTTCATATCCCAAGATTCCCGTTTGAACGGTATTACTTGTGCTATAGCAGTTCCTTTTGGTATAAGTCCCTCAAAATTAGGGTCGTTAACCACAAAAGGAAAGTTAACTGGTGCTAGATACTGGTCAGTATCAACTATCCCAGGCAGTATAGTAAATACTGACTCCCTATGAAATGGCTGTACAAATAGCGTTGAATATCCTTTAGGCGTTCTTATAGCCCAAGGATTTATCCATTTAGCATAAGCGTGAGGATTACGCTGTGGATGGGTGGGTGCTTGCTCTATTGGATGAAACTCAATTAAAGAATGGTCAGCCCATTCAAAGTACTGAATACCATCTCTCAAGGACACCCATACATCTGCTGGTGATTCAATAATATATCCAACGGTAATAGCATCAAAGACTGGCATACAACGCTTTATTGTGCCAGATGTAATCCCACTTCCATCAGGTTTTTTAATTCCATCAAGATAGGACTCCATATTTTTATACCAATCAGGAACCAACTTAGATGCAGGTTTAGGCTGCTCTAAGTTAGTGCCTGTGGTGTCAGTAAATATAATTTTCATTTGTCCCCTTATTTACTGTTAGTTAAAGTTCTTTACCCAAGATACAGATTCTTCATCCCAAGTATGATAATATTCATCTGTATTTTCTGGAGAAGGGAAAGGTGGTTCCCATTCTTTATTGGCATTTAATACCCAACTTGGGTGTGGTTTTACCTGAATAAAATGAGTTCCATCATAGGTGCCACCAGGTTCTGCCATCTCGGTTGTGTACTCAATGCAGACTTTGCCAGTTATTTCTTCAGCAATTTCCTTTGAGTCAGCAATAATTGTATTAAGTATGTAATCGCCGTCTAATACTGCAAAGTTAGCCATTATTAAAATCCTCTCAATACGTAAATAATACCAGGTGCACCATTGCCACCAACTGTTCCAGATGTGGTCGTACCTCTTGCGTTACCAGCACCACCGCCACCTGCGCCATAGCCAGTTGCAGCGCCACCGCTAGCCGCTTGGGATGGGTCATTAAGACCACCATTGCCACCGTTTCCACCAGTACCAATATTTCCACTGTTAGAGGTTTCTCCGCCTTGTGCTGCGGGACCTCCGCCAGAGCCTGCAGTAATAGTTCCATTGGTAATAGAGATTGCTCTTGAGTTATATGTTCCACCTTTATCTGGACCATATTGGCTTGTTCTACCACCACGTCCTCCAGCAGCACCACCAGCCCCACCGCCACCATCAGCATTAACGGCGCTTCCTCCACCGCTACCGCCATTTGCGGTTACAAGGTTTCCAAATGTAGTAGCACCACCGCCACTACCTGAACCAGAATTTGTTGTTCCATTGCCAGCGGTTCCAATAGTTACGCTAGTGGCATTAGTTGTATAAACAATAGTAGCGGTTGCATAACCAGTACCACCCCCACCATTACCTGTGGTAAAGTTATTTACGCCGTTAGTTGCTGCTCCACCACCGCCGCCGCCAACACAGTAAACATATAATTTACCTGTTTGATTATAAGTACCAGTAGCAGTAATTGTGTCCAGCGTTCCGCTGATAGTATTGCTGATTGCTGCAGCAGCACTTAGTGAGATTGTAAGAATTGCACTAGATGCAGTTCCTGTTGCATATACGGCAGAAGGAGTAGTCGCAAGACTGACAGAAGTAGGAGTTCCAGCAGTAACCGTTGTTGTAGTTACAGATGAAGCAAACTCAAATGTTACTGTTATGGTTCCAGTACTTGCGGTAATAGAATAGATACCTGAACTAAAGGTATCTGTTGACTTATAGGTAGTCAAAGCAACAGGAAGTTCCATTGCCTTAGCAGTTGCGGTAGATGTACTAGGTACAGGAAATACTCCGATAGCCATTAGGACAACTCCACTCCGCTAACGTGGAAGTCAACAGCAGTGCTTGATGCGCTTCCAGCAAGGATTTGGGTGGCAGGAATAACCTGCTTTAGGTCAAATGAAAATACTGAGTTAGCAGCAATAGATACGCTACCTAGTAGGTCTATGCTGTTGATAGTCATTGAAGCCGTTACTGCAGATGCAGTCGGGTTACAGATGACAATGTTTGTAACCACCGCAGTGCTACCTGACGGGGTTGTGTATAGGGTTGTTGATGTCGTTGCTGCTGCTGTGCGAGCAAGGACCTTGCTTACTGTTGGCATTATTTCTCCTTTGTATGGTAGCCATTAGTTACTACTTTTATGAAAGTAAAAGTTTTGCTTCTTCTTCAGTGATGCCTATTGTTTTGATTAGTTTTTACCTAATTTAAGTCCTGCTGGAATTGGCTTTGAATATTCCCACTTAGAAATATATTGAATTCCATCTCCGTCATCATTCAATGTAACAAAACCTTCTTTATCAAAATCCCTGTCAGTTAATTCAGGATAAACATTTGTGATAATGTTAAATAAATCATTCATCTTATGCTCCTAAATATTGACAAGAAAAGCGTGTCGTATCTGTGATATTGCCGTTATTGTTTCCAGGATTACTATAAACAAAAAACTCAAAATAATCACCAACGGCGGCATCTAATATATGTGACATTGTAAAACCAATAACATCAGTTTGATTTTTCCAATAAACATTGGCAGCACCAGCGGCAACCGCGCTTCCATTTTTTCTCATATTTGTCTGCAAATGACCTGTAGTTCCAGCATTCGTGAAATTGCCAGAAATTACGAAAAGATATTTTCCAGCCTTACCTGTTGGTATTGTAATTCGTGAATTGTTAGTCGAATTGTTATGGAAAGCATCTGTATCAAAATCTTCGCCATCAAAAGAAATTACGGTGTTAGTTACATTAGTAATGGTTTGGTCTACTGATTTTGTTAATTTACAACCAACAAAAGCAGAACTAGCAGCAGCCCACTTAAGACCAGTAGCCTCAGCGCTGTCAACTGTCAGGACATAGCCAGCAGTAGAGGCAACGGCTAGAGTGGTAGAGGCATCTGTGCCATTACCTACAACTAGGGTTCCCTTAGCATTGGGAGCCGTAGCATTAGAACGAGCCTTTGTCATTAGTTACCTCCAAGGAGTAGGCGTGCTTCATCTTCTGTAATGCCTAAGCGATTTAAAAGTATAGCCTTTTCTTCTTGCTTGGCTTTTTGAATTTCTTCGTTTTTCTTTACAACCGCTTCGTGTTCTCTCGCAGCCTTCTCTGATGCAGCAAATTCTTCATCAGTCATTTCACGGGTAATTACTTCGTCGGTTTCTAAATTATGAATACGGATAATTGGTTTTGTCATTACTTAACTCCATATAGTAGGGCAGTTCCGCCAGACCAGTTGTTATTTGAACTATTAAGAATTTTAATACTTGTCACGGCAGAAATATCGGTCCAAGCCAAGTTACCATAAATATAAGCGCGATTTGTTGTGCTAAAATCAGTTAACTGGAATCCTTGAATAAAGCAATTTTTCCAAGCGTCCGTATTGGTGTAATCAAATAAATCTATTACTAAATGGTTGTAACTTGTAGAAGTAGTTCTATATGTCATTCCAGAACCGACAAGGTTTTTAGTGTTCCATAGTTCTTGATTGCTACTTGTTCCAGTGCGATATACATCAGCGACACCAAAATAATTTGTGGTCGTGGTATCTGAATTTAATTCCCATTGAAGGCTAGGTGTTCCGCTTGAAGCATAATAGCCGCGAAGAATCAATTGAAGATGATTATAGGTTCCAGCAATTGAATTAAAAGTCACCGAAGAAACACCAGACATTGATTGGGATGAAATTAAAGTCATTCCGCCTGACGCAGGTGTAGCCCATTGTAGTCCTGTACCAGTTGTGGAGGCAGCAGTAAGGACCTGTCCATTGGTACCCACAGCCAAACGACCAGGAGTATCAGCAGCAGTTCCTACTAGTAAGTCACCCTTAGCATCTACGATTGTGTTAGCAATAGCGCCAGTTACGCTGAAGGCATTGACTGTCCAAACTGTAGCCACATCATTAGCAGCAAGGGCTGTAAGCCCTGTAATGCTAGTGCCGTTAGTAGCAGTGTAGTCAGAGCCACGCTTAAGTAGCGTACCGTTGATAAATACAAGTTCTTGTCCTATTGTGTAGGAAAGTGCTTGGCTATTGTCATCATTACCAGAGAGAGATGTTTCACCACCCGATGCAGTCTTGACCCAAGTGGAAATAGTGGATGATGTTGCTGCTGCGCCTTGAGCGCCTAAGCCAGCAACGGTCTGCCACGCAGACCCATCATATCTTTTAACTGCCATATTAGTATGCTCCCATTACTGTCATAATTGTTAAGTCAGCATCTGATTCGCCAGACTCATCAATCCAAATGTCACCAGTTGTAGGTGAAGTTGGAGTTGTAGTTCCGACAAATATTTTCTTTCCAGGGTCAGCATCTGTGACCACAATTGGCGATACCTTAACTGTACCAGTTGTAGCGGTATCAGTACCCATACCTACGAAGTCAATGTAGTCGTATGTTGAGGCTGCTCCGCCATTAATCTTTACCTGGCTACCAGCCTGTACCGTTCCCCATTCTACACCAGTACCTGTAGTTTTTAGATACTGTCCGCTAGTTCCAGTAGATGCTCCAGCAGTCAGGGTTCCTGATAGTGTTGCATCAGTTAAAGTAACTGCAGTAATAGTAGATACTGTGGTGCCAGAGGTGATTACCGTAGTACCGATAGTAGGTGCTAAATAACCAGCAGCAGCGGCTTGCCACTCAAGTCCCGTTGCGGTAGCAGAGTTAACCGCTAAGACATATCCATTAGTTGCAGCAACTGTAAGTTGGTCAAAGGTATCTGCGCCTGTACCTACTAGTAAATCTCCCTTTGCATCAAAGGAAGCAGCAACTGCAGCAGCAGCGCTGGCTGCACTTACAGCAGCAGAGTTAGCAGAAGTCAGAGCGGATGAAGCAGATGTACTTGCGCTAGCAGCAGAGGTAGCAGCAGCAGTTGCACTGGCTGCAGCAGATGTCGCTGAAGTAGCAGCAGCACTTGCTGATGTAGCCGAAGCAGTTGCCGAGTTGGCTGCAGATGTAGCAGATGTGCTGGCTGAGTTAGCGCTAGTTAAAGCAGATGAGGCAGAAGTTGCTGCTGAGGTAGCCGATGTGGCAGCAGCGGCAGCAGAGTTAGAAGCCGTAGTAGCAGAGGCAGCAGCGCTAGTAGCACTGGTAGCCGCTGCCGTAGCAGAAGTCGCTGCAGAGGCTGCAGAGGTGGCTGCTGCTGTGGCTGAGGTAGATGCACTGTTGGCGCTAGTTAGGGCGTTAGAAGCGCTTGTAGCCGCGCTAGAGGCACTTGTAGCGGCAGAGGCAGCACTGGTAGCAGCCGATGCTGCTGAGGTTGCTGCAGCCGTTGCTGAGCCTAGAATGCTATCTACATAATCTTTAGGGGTAGCAGAGGATGAAATCATACCTGCGCTGGATAGACCAGTAATGACTGGACTGCCCGAAATGATAGGGCTAGTTAAAGTCTTATTAGTCAGAGTCTGAGCAGCCGTAACAATGACTACCGTACCTGTCGTATTAGGTAGGGTTATCTCATTGTCCTGAGTAGGCTCGGCTACTGTCAGGGTAGTTTCATAAGGGTCTGCGTTTGTTCCTTCAAAGACGATAGAAGAAGGAGCAGTTGGTGTTCCAGTAAATACTGGGTCAGAGATTGTTGGGGCTGTAAGAATCTTGTTGGTAAGAGTTTGTGACTTAAGTGTACCTACTACGTCACCTTCGCCTGAACCAATGCCGTGCATTGTGTGTCCAGTACCAGAGCCGTCGTTGTAATATGCCGAGGCTTCTGCGTGGAGGTTAGCGTCGCGTAGGTCGCGACCGATAGCCATATGTCTTACGACAGCACCTGCTGAGTGAGCCTGAGCAGTAGAACCATCAATAGCGCGAGTAATTGTAAATGTGTTAGTAGATACCGCAGTGGCATCTACAATTTCTTCAAGCGCCGTATCTGGGTCGATAACAAGAGTAAAGGTTCTGCCCGACGGAATTGTCACGCCACCTAGTAGAGTGGTGCCAGAGACAACAACAAGTGACGTAGCGCCTGCGGTAATGGCGCTTGTCAGCGTTGACTGCTGAGAGCGAGAGGAGTATTGGCGAGTTGTCC